AGTTAAGCGGACTCAGGCTGACCTAGCTTGCACCGCGGGGATAAACGTCTGCCAGTTCTCAAAAATCCTTCACAGCGATTTTCATCTTCCAGGCGACTCCATCGCAGCTATCGAGAAACTTTGTGGGAACACAGCCATGACCCAATGGTTAGCAATGCAACACGGCGCGACTCTGCACATTAAGACCGCAGAGGAAAAGCTGGCTGATTGCCAAGCGGAACTTGCGGCATTTAAAGCGAAGGTGGCCGCATGATCGAAATCCTAATCCCCACTTTCGTTCCGCAGATTAAAAACGCTCGGAAAGTCTCTTTTAAGTCAAAAGAAGATTTAAGGGATGAAGAAATCGCCAAGACAGAAGCAGACGCTAAACGCGAGGCTTACAGACAGTCAGTGATTTATCGAATGAGGCTTCATCGTTGGAAAAAGAAATGGGAAGCACAGGCTAAAAAAGTAAGAAAGTTAAAAGAGCAGTTGAGATTGGCAAACAGACACTTGGAGGCTATCGAAAGTGAGAAACCTTTACAGGCTGTATCTGGAACTAAAGGCGGGGATTTACTGGAACCTCTACATGTGGTCACGAAGAAAGAAATACCTAGCTTTACACAATCGCGTAATTAGCGAACTTCAGTGGTTAGACACATGAACTCCTCACAAGCCGAATCCGACGCAATGGCGGCGTTTCTAGCCAATCGTGAAGGGGATTTAACGGAGAGGGCGAAGCTCTGGACTGCTGTTGTTGAGTTAATTGCAGCCAGACCTAAAGAGATTGTCGAGCAAATGGAAAAAGAAAAAGGGTTAAGTAAGTGAGCCGATACCTGACCGTAAAAAATTGGGAAGAATTCCAGCATTACAAGGACAGATGCCCTCCGTGGATTAAGTTGCATCGCAGTCTTTTGGATGACTACGATTTTTCACGCTTGCACGATGCTAGCAAAGCGCACCTGTTGATGATTTGGCTGCTTGCAAGCCAGCAAAACGGTCGTATTCCTAACGACCCTGTATTCCTCAAGAACAAACTAGGTTTAGAAAAGTCTCCAGACCTTGAAATGCTTATAAATCAAGGGTTTCTGTGCGTGGAGCAAGACGCTAGCAATCCGCTAGCAGAAAGCAAGCAAAACGCTCGCCTAGAAGAGAAGAGAAGAGAAGAGAAGAAAGGTTTTGATTTGCCGGAATGGATACCTAACGAACTTTGGGGCCATTACGAGGAAATGCGGAAAAAGAAAAAGAAACCTTTAACTGATCGCGCAAGGGTCTTGGCTGTTACGGAGCTTTCCAAGTTGCGGGAAGCGGGCCACGACGTTTCGGAATGTATCGACGCAGCGGTTTTCAATTCGTGGCAGACGTTTTACCCCCCGAAGAATTCGCAGCCTAACGCCATGAAGGTTGACCTATGAAAATCGAAATGCTTTTAGACGCATTGCGGAAAGTCCGTGTAACCGGCTCCGGTGAGTGGGTGGCGTGTTGTCCTGCCCACGATGACCGTTCCCCCTCGCTGGCGATTAAAGACAACGGCGATGGGCGAATCCTGGTTCATTGCTTCGCTGGTTGTGCCGTGGAGGACGTTCTTGGTTCTGTGGGAATGATTCTCTCTGACTTAATGCCGGAAAAAGCCCTAGACCACAGAGTTAAGCGAATCCCGTTTAACCCTCGGACGGTTTTAGAGGCGAACGCTTTTAACTCGTTGATTGTCGCTATCGCAGCTTCGGACATGGCGAAAGGCAAGACCTTAACCACTGACGAAAAAACAACCCTTTGGCAAATCTCAGGCGAACTTACGGAGGCTGTTAGCTATGTCACAAGGTAACGCAAGTCTGATTGATCGGGCTATTAACCGTTTCCAAGGAATCATCGACGGTAAAACCGTGGATTGGGAGAAATACCTAGAGCCTTCCGATGTTTCAAGAGTTATCCCTGCGGAAGCCCTCTCAGATCGCTTAAAACAGCGTTTGGCTGCATCCAGCGAGGTAGTTGAGGGGTTGGCCTTACCTTGGCCGAAAACTCACGACAAAGTTTTTATTCAACGCGGGAAGGTGTGTGTCTGGACTGGTTGGAGTCACCACGGCAAGACCGCGATGCTCAAGCAATGTATGGCTTCCGCGATTTATCAGGGTGAGAAGGTTTGCATCGCTTCAATGGAAGAAACCGTAGCCGATGTTTTTGAGGATATGGCTTATCTCTGCTGCGGAACCTCTAGCCCGAAACTCTCTGACGTTGATGAATTTTCCGCTTTTGTAACGGGGAAGCTCTGGCTTTACGACCAAGAGGGTTCGATTAACTCTAAACGAATCCAAGCCGTTATCCGATACGCCGCTAAAGAATTGGGAATCTCTCAATTCGTTATCGACTCCCTGATGATGCTCAAAGTCGGTCGGGATGATTACGACGCGCAAGCTGAGTTTGTCGGGGATTTAAAGTCTATCGCCAAAGATACGAATTGCACGATTCACCTTGTAGCGCATATGAGAAAGCGCGAAGGCAAGACCGGCGAGGACGTTCCAGGCTCCCAACACGACATTTCCGGTGGGCATGAAATCGGGAGTAAAGCGGATTACGTTTTTAACGTATGGCGAGACAAGCAACGGAAAGACCCGAATCAACCGGCTGCAATTCTTGGGGTTGATAAACAACGAGGCCGGAAGAACTGGATAGGAAAGATTGGCCTTAACCATCATGCCGACTCCCGCCAGTTTACGGAGACTTTATTTCCCCAAAGGTTTTGGAAGTGAACAAATCCGAGAGGAGATTAGCCATGCCTGAATCGACAAAGTTTATAGACGAGATGCGCGAAGCCTTTGGAGACTTGGTAGGAATTGAGGCCGAGGAAAACGGCCAGTCGGTGAAGTGGGGCGAGGACTGGAAAGACACCGTTGAATTTGAGGCTGCTAAATGATTAAACGCGGTTCTGAGTTACCTCAAACAAAATTAACTGACGAGGACGTTAAGTTAATCCGCCAATGTGTCTTAGAGCGAGAAAGACTTAGAGAAGAAGCCAACAAGTTAAGTAACGAAGCATTAGCGGAAAAGTTTGAAGTCCACACCAGGACGATAGATAGGGTTACTCAGTATCGCGGCTGGATTCACGTATGAAGATAGAACTCTCTGACGATCTAGTAGATGAGGTAATGCTTAAAGTCTTAACGCAGATTAAAGATGATTTTAAAGTCAGTATTAAAAAACCAAGACCTTTGGTTTTCGTTTCTGACGCGGCAACAGATAAGAAATTAATCAAGAAACACATTGAGGCTTTTGAATTGATTATTGATTACTTCACGATATGAAACATAAGACTATCGGCGCACTGAAAAAAACCGCATGGGATTTACTCTCAAAGATAGTCCGTTTAACTCACTCAGACGGGAACACTTGCCAATGTTTTACCTGTGGAAAGCTGATGTTCTGGAAGGAGGCTCAAGCGGGTCACGCGATACCTGGAAGAACCGGCGCAGTTCTCTTGGACGAGGAAATTCTTAGACCTCAGTGCGTGGGCTGTAACGTCTTTGGTCGCGGTCAGTATCACATCTACACAACGAAGTTAATTAAAGAAAAAGGCTTTGACTGGTGGGAAAGAAAGTTAATAGAAGCAAAGCAAATCAAGAAGTGGAGCCGCACCGAGTTGGAAAGCACGATTGAAAGTTACAAACAACGTCTTAAAACTTTGGAGAATTAAATGAAATCAGCAGAACGCTTTGAACTTGTCATGAAAGCACTGTCAGAAGGTAAGAAAAAGTCAGAGATTGCTAGAGAAATGGGTGTAACTCCCGCGCTAATCAGTCAGACGCTAAAGAAGCACACGCCGGTTCAAGAGGTTGTCGAACAACAAGCCGCTTAAAGGGAATCCCATGAATTGTCGTGAAGCCTACGCAGCAACCAGTTTTGCAAATCTTCAATGGTCAGAAATCAGTGAAAGACCTATTGACCGTGTAGCCGCTGCGGGGCTTTGCGACCCTTTAGGGATTCTCCTTTGGAAAGCTAAATACATGCTTGAGTCACCTGCTTACAAAGAGGCTGACCGGCAGATTAAGGTAAGAGTTAAAGATAAATACCCGAACGAAGCCGGTTTAATCTGCGACAAATTAACAGAGCAATGCCTCCGTGAGTATTTAAGCGATAAATGTAAAGCCTGTCACGGGGCGAAAGAAATGATTGTCGGTAGTCGCAGAATCACTTGCGAGGTTTGCTCAGGATTCGGCATACGGCGCTGGACGGACTTTGAGAGGGCTAGAGGCACAGGACTAGCTATAGGTCGCGTAAAAACGCTTGAGAGGAAATTTAGCTGGACTATTAACTTACTTTTAACTTTGGACAGCGAAGTTAATAGACAGATTGAGTTTTACTTGGGGAGGAATGAATGACTCCCT